GGTGACGGCGCGGTCGGCTTCGCGTAGGATGTAGAGGCGGTCGAATGCCTGCACCACCGATACGGTGTCAGTGCCTTCGATCTTTTCGGCTGGGCTGGTCGGATACGTTTTGACCACCGGAGATTGTCCCTGCCGGTAAAGCGTGGCGCTGTCACTGCCTGCCAGCACAATGTATTCGTTGGCGTTGTCGTAGTTTTGCGAGGCGAAGACGCCTGCGGCATACAGTCCGCCGTCATAGCTGTCGCGGACTTCGGGGCCGTTGTTGGCAACGATGGTGCCGGTGGCCGGTGTCGCGGGACTGCCGATAACGGTGTAGGTGAAAGTGTTGGCGCCGGTGACGGTGATGAGGAAGTCGCCGTTGTAGTCCGCTTGCACGGCGCCACGGATGTTCACTTGGTCGCCGGTCGTGAAGCCGTGGGCAGTAGCCGTGACGGTGGCCGTGGTCGAAGCGCGGGTGATCGAGGTGACGGTCTTGTCGGTGCCGAGGGTGAAGTCCAATGTCAGCGGGGCGCCGGTCGTGCCGATGGTGTCGGTGAGGCGCTTGCTGCCCTTGCGGGTTTGCGCAACGCCCCTGTCCAATCGCATGTTGACCGAGTCTTGCAGCATTCCGGCGGGAAGCGTCAGCGGGTTCAAACGAGAAGCGAAGCCGAGGAAACCGGCGTCACCGTCGCGTTGGACTGGACTCTCTAATGCCATTAGGCGGCGTCCTTCCGGCTGGTCAGGACATAGCTGACGGTCTTGGCGTTGTTCCTTTTCATCTCGGATTCAACGAGGGAGATGAAGGCGGGCCACTGGGCGGGCGGCAGGGTCTGGCAGCCTTCGCTGTTGGTGCGGGTGATTCCGCCGCGATGGATATTGATGCCGAAGAAGCCGGTCTCCTCCTTGCCGCCGTCGCGCTGGACGGTGACTGCATCGCCCTGCACCAGAGCCTTGTAAGGGTTGCCGCTCCGAAGGCCGTGCTTGCCCAGCCGGTAGCGATAGACACCTGACTTGAGGGATGCGTAGCCTTTGCCGACCTTGGGATTCTTTCCGCTGCGGGCCGGATCGACGTTGGCGTTGAAGGCGGCGTGGACATTGGGCGAAACAAGGATGATGGCGTCGTCGTAGATGCCTCGGTCGTTCTTGCCGGTCGCGCCCATGCTGTCGCGGTAGTAGCCACGAATGCCGACCAAGCACACCGGATCGCTGACGTTGGCAGCCCTGAGCTGCTTCATCGTCTCGTCGCGCTTTTGTTGTGGTCGGCTTTTGGGGATCACTTGGTCGGCTCTTTGACAGCCTTCGCGTCGAAGGTCACGGTTGCCTGTTGCTTCAAGAAGTCATACCCGACGGTCACGCATCCACCCGCAGCGACAGCCCAGCTCACGGCGAGGATCGCAACTGCAACTAGTTTTGTGACGCGGGCGTGGCTCATGGAGTCAGAGGCGGGCGGTCGAATCCTTCGCAACAATTAGCCCCCAGCCCGCGAGTAGACTTGCGGTTACGAGGCCGAGGTCAGGGATGCTGCCGTTGGCGAGGAACTCGCGGCCTGCGGTGCTGAGTGAGGCGATGATTGTGAGGATTCCGAGCAGGGTTGTTTTCCAGTTACGCATAGTTTTATTTCTCCTTCATTTTTCTCCGAACGTCGTGCAGCACGCTGATGAGCGTTGCCACGCCGACACAAAATCCGATGAGCAGGCCCGCGATGCGCAGGCTGGTTTCTAAATGGGGCAGCATGCTGAACACCGAGGAGCCGATAGACGTAGCGGTGCCGATAACACCCTTTTCCGTCGTGCTGAAATTGTGATGAAAATACTGCAAGCTCATCGCGCGGCTCCTCAGATGGGTTACTTCAAGTAGGCAAGCACGGCTCCGGCGTGCAGCTTGATCTCGGTGAAGCTGCCCTCGATGGCGGTGCCGACAGGGAACGCATAGGCGCTGGCGCCGGTGGTGTTCGCCACGTTGGTCTGGTTGCCTGCGAGCGTGTGGAACTTGGTCGCAGCGTCGAGGCTTTCGACAACGCTGAATGTTCCGGTGACGGCCGTGGTGTCGGAGATGAGGCGGACGCCGTTGGCTTTGTTCGTTGTTCTGACGTTAGGGTTCATAGGATTAGTATTGGTTGACGCGGGCGGTCCACATGGAGGGTTGCCCTTGCTGGAAATAGTATTTGTCGCGCTGGGAGATCAGCTCGGACTCGGCGAGCTGTTCCATGGCGAGTGCTTTGTCGGTCTGGCCGTCTTCGGTGAGGAGGTCCGAGGTCAGCATGAGGGCGACTGCTTTGGCGATGACGGCGGGCACTGTCGCGGAGAGGTTGCTCGCGCTGTATTCGGTCGGGCGAATGCGGTAGTTGACCCAGACGGTGGTTGGCAGGTCGGTGCTTTGTGGGAAGCGCACGTTGTCGCCGAGGAGCGTGTAGCCAATCTGGCGGGGTGCAACGTGTGTCGCAGGGTTGTCGCGGAGGACGGCGAAGACTTCGCCCATGGCGGTCTGGCCGGTTTGCTCGTAGGGGATGAAGTAGCCGTTGGTGTCGTTGCCTTCGACGGTGCGTTCTTCGACGCGCATAAGCTCAGGCCAGTCCGCCCACTCCCAGCAGTCGCTGATGCGTTCGTTGGCGGCGGCGGTCATCATGGTTCTTGCGCCGGATGGGATAGCGTCGATGGTGCTGGCGTCGTTGCCGACACGTTGCCACGCGCGGAGGAGGATAGATTGTAGAGTGACTGTGCGCATTAGCTGTTGAGTGCGGTTGCGGCTTCGACAACAACTTCGGCGAAGGTGTGCGGCGGCGGCGTCAGGGAAGTGGCAAGGTTGTCGGGGTCGAGCGCGGCGGTGAACACGATGGCGTTGATCCAGTCGCGGACGGCGTTGGCTTTGGGCGATTGCGCAGCGGCGGCGGTTAGCAGTTGCAGAAAGTAGAGAAGCAATGTCGGCCTGTTCCCGGCAAAGTCATAGGTGGCCAAGTGGGACTCGGCGGCGATGAGGGCGGCGTCGGTCGTCATGTCATGGGGATAACCAGCACGCGGCTTTGCGCTTTAAGCACGCTGGCGGCGGCGTTGCTGCCGTTTTGGGCGAAGCGGAATTTGGCGGTGCCGCTGGTGCTGTCGGTGCGGAAGCCGAAAATGGCAAACACGGGACCAGTCTGCGCTGCGCCACGATTGCCTGCGCGGATCTCGGTGGCGCCCGCTTGCACAATACCAGCGGTGGAGTTGGCACCGTTGATGGTAAAGCCGTAGCCCGCCAGCGTCGAGCCGCCCGCGTAGACGCTTGGGCAGTCGAGCACCATTTGGAATCCACCGGCGCCGCAATCGACCTGCCACGCGCACGCGCACAGGTAGCTGGTGTTCGCGGCGGCGGTCCACGACATGCCGGTGATGTCGGCAAGCGTTGTGCTGCTGGTGACACTCATGTCGGCCGAGGGCGCGAGCACTACGGCGTCTTTAAAGGCGCCGAGAAAATTGGACAGGAGTGCGATGGTGCCGGAGCTGTTGGGGATACTTAGGGTCCGCGTCTGTCCGGCGGCCACGTTGGTGCCGACATCGAACTTGGCCGCTTTGGTCGGGTCCGTATTGTCGAAGATGAGGAACGCATCGTCGGACATGACATCGTGGAAGGACGTGTCGGTGAGCTGGTAGTCGTTGTCGCGGCTGGCGCCCACGGTGGCCTTACGCACATACACGCCAGCCTGTTTGTAGGACGAGAAGGGCCACGTTCCGGAATTCGACCGGACCAGCCAGCGGCTATCCAATGCGGCGGTGCCGTCGAGCGGGAGGTCCGCATAGGTTGCCACTTCGCCGGCGAAGAAGGCAGAGCCGCCGCCGCCGCCCGATCCTTTTTGATCGAACGTGCCGGAGAAGGGGTTAAACGTCCAAGGCATGGTAAAAGAGACTAAGAGACTAAGAGACTAAAAGACTAAGAGCGGGTGACGGCAGCGAGGTCCGCGTCGTTGGTGGTCGGCGGGTTTGTCGTGTAGGAGAAGGTCAGCGTGGCGACTGTTTGGCCGCCGCTGCCGCCTTCTTTGTAGGTGACGGTCTGGATGTTGTTCGTGCTGCCGTAGTAGCTGATCGAGAGATAGTCGTGCTGCGGTATGTTGAGACCGGCGATGTTTCTGACGGAGACGTTCGGGTGCATGGGATGGGGAAGTTGGCAGTAGTCAGTTGGCAGTATCAGTTGGTCGCCGCGGCGACCTGTCTCGCAGACTCGGCTGGCGGCAGGGGCATTAAGCGGAAGGAGCGGCGGTCATGCCGAGTTGCTGGTCTTGCGCCATCTTTTGCAGCGCGGGCTGCGCGCCG